AGATAACATGCAATTATGGCGAAAAATTGGAGAGCTGCGTTGTGTATGAGAAACAAAGTAACACAAAATATATCACGCTTAAATCACCCACCAAATTCGTCGGCACGCCTCGCGGTGGGCCGTTAAATCCTCTATGAAATCCATTAGAGTATCAGGTATAAGATGAGTACAACTAAAATAGTCCGCTATGGAAACCGGGTCCCCCGAACCGGTCACTCCACTGGCTTATGGGCTGGCGCTAAAACGAATATCACTAACTACTTTATGCGAAAATTCCGATCAGGTAAGATTGATAAGCTTAGGCAGACAATCCAAGCAGATAGGGAGTTAGCAGACAGTCTTTGTCCCAACAGAGACTGCACCATTGGACAAATCCAGATCGTTAAAAGCACACAAGCTGTACATGGGGAAGCGTGGAATTCGGAGTATTACGCAAACGCTACCCATTTGGAGCTCCTTCAGGAGCTCCCATTTTATGAGGTGGGACAGATCTTGGCTGCTCGTAAGAGCAAGTCACATCCAGTAGTCAAGAAACAGGTTGTATTAACACCTCCTGTTGCTTGCTGCTCCTACGGGACACAAGTAGAGCAATTAGAGGAGGGCTGTCAGAGTGACCCTCCTCAGGATCTACTTGATGACACATTTCGAACTTTTGGTAGAAAGTCTATTAATAGAATGGTAAAGAAGACTAGGGTTGTTAAGACCTATAGCAAACTAACCAACTTTCTCCGTTGTAAGTTCTTTATGCGTCTAAGGGACCATGCACTCATTAACACAATGGTTAATGATGCGCGTGTTTGGATGATAAAGCAGGGCTTTACGTGTGAGACAGACGAGGATTTCTTCGTCCTATCGCAGTCTGTTCTAGTCGCTTTCCTTATCAATGAGCAGGAGGTCAAATTCCGAGCAATTCTTAAGGACAGCAAAAACTGGGATAACATGGCACACGTCAACAAGACCGTGTCAGGAAATCTCGGAAAGGTATCCCTTCTTCGTTCGATGAAGGAGAACTCGCTCTTGGGCGGGTTTTTGCCAGATCTGAAATTTCCTGGAGCCGTGAATCGCCCAGTTTAAGACACCTTTTGCACACTATCCGCATGGTGCTGCGCTGCCAGTGTCCGTGACCATGTCACAGACACTGGCTCCCTGCGGATACGTAGTGGGTGCGAAGGGTCCCATAGAACCTCCAAATATTTTCAACTATTTAAAGTTGATGGTATGGAAGAGCAATTCTACTACAATAAATGCGCATGCAACGAATATGACGCGTTGATCCGTCGACAGGCGTTGGATGATATACCCGGGTACACCCCAGGTAACCAGCACATTCGTGCGCTGAGACAAAACTTGCTTAACTTAGCGAGTCGGCTAAAGCCAACATCCAACTTCTATCAGGCCTCACATGCTGAGGTGATGGAGCATACGCGATCAACCATTAGGAAGCGGTACGAGTTTGCACATTTTAATATTAAGAATAAAAGAATCAGGATAGAAAATGAACACGCCGGGCTGAAAGCATTCGTAAAGTTTGAGAAAATACCAGTAGGGAAACGTGAGGCGGGAAAACCAGCTCGACTCATACAGTTTAGATCATACGAGTACTTGTACTCTTTGAAATCTTTTATACTGACCCATTCACTAACTCTCAAGCGCACGGAGCTACTAGTACACTTTGACCAACCGTTACGTACGGTTTTCACAAAGCTCTATGACAATCCAGGAATAGCAGCTGTGTTGAAATCATCGTGGGATAGTTTTGTCAACCCGGTGGCGATCTGTTGTGACCACTCCAAATTTGATGGGCATTACTGCTCAGAATTGCTAGACATAGAACACGAATATTGGGATAAGCTATTTAATAGTAGCTACCTTCGATTCTTGCTCAATATGCAACACGCCAATAAGGGTTATACCCAGAATGGCCTGAAGTATAAGATGACAGGGCATAGGGCCTCCGGTGAGTACACAACTTCCGAGGGCAATAGTCTTGTCAACTATATGATGATAGCAACATATTTGGACAGCTTGGGCGTGACAAGGGCCAGGATCCACGTCAACGGTGATGACTCAGTTATCATCGTTGAACATGAGGACGTGGCCAAGGTCTCGACGAATCTTGAATTTTTTACTAATTTTAATATGCAAACTGAAAACGATCGTATAGCTTACACTTTTCCCCAGATAACGTATTGCCAGACGTCACCAATAAGGCTTTACCGTTTAGGACAAGAAGAGTGGTACATGGTGAAGGACCCCTATAGGACTATGGCCCGCATGTGCTATTGCGAGACCAAGTATGCTAAAGGGTGGGAAAGATACGTTGATGGAATTGCGTTATGTGAACTGGCCTGCGATATGGGAGTGCCGATGCTACAAGAGTGGTGTCGCTACCTGTTAGCGCGGTCAGGTTTAGCTAAACCGTTGGGAAGTGTTGACAAGTATCCGGCTAGATTGAGCGGAACCCAAAAATTGGGATTCTGCGAAGTCCACGCAACAACTCGCGAGGATTTCTGTGATGCGTTCGGGGTTGATCCTGAGTCGCAGAGAAGTTTCGAGAGCAAGTTAGCCGGGTTACTGAAAATTGACAACCCATCAATTTTAGCTCACATAAAACAATACCAAAACTTTCACCAAAACTAATGCCGCCAAAGAAGAATACCGCAAAGCAAGCACAACCCGGACAAGGCGTATCCAGGGAAGCCGCGCGACGACGTCGAAATCGCCAAACCAAGACTCCGTCAAATAAACTTACAAATGCACCAAAACAGCAGGTTAAGGTTAGAACAATAGATTCGGTCATTAGGACTTTAGCTACACCAAAGAGAGCCGCGGCTTTAACATCGTCGCCTTGGGTAAACTGCCGATTGTCACCATGGGCAAACTATGGCCAGTCAGCTTTATTGCCTGATGGTTCTAGGGACCCGCGGGTGGCCTACGATTATCATACTTGGTGTGATTTTTCGAGTGCTACCGCTGGAACCTCATTTACTCTGCACGTCACACCCACGTTACCATGGAATGCGGGCGTCAGAGTAAACTCTGGTAAGCTAACTATTAACCCTATGCCAGTCGGCTCAAACATCACGAGTGTTACCGGCGCGACAGTGGGTAATAGGCTCATCCCTACAAACTTTACTCTTAGTTCGGGCCCAGGCGCGTACGCAGATAAGGTGGGATCGACAGTGCTTACGCCATATATTAATTCCGACCGGGTTAGAGTCACATCACTAGGGTGGAGACTCACCTACACCGGGCCAGTAGCAACAGCAGCTGGTCTTATTACTGTTTCATCAGCATCACCAACGGTTGATGATAAGATAGTTAAAACACGAGGCAAGGTCTCGTGTACTAACGCATTTGCAGTAGCAGGTGGTTATTATGATACATCAACCACCGACCAAGCCATGCTTGTTATGCCATACACTCTCGTTGCGGGTACCACCACCAAGGATTCAATTGTAGCTCGCCCTGAGGCCACGCTGCAGGGAATAGTCCGCCGCAACGCGCCTGTATTTAGCTGGAAAGACTTTTCAAACACCCCAGTCTTTCTTGTTAATCCAGTGACTGGAAATATGCTTGATGGTGCACTCGACCTGGCAACAGCCTCGCAGTACAACGCCGCTGGATCAATGATTTCAGGCGACTCAACCACCAAGATGGGTTCCATCAACGTTTGGGACACTGATTGGGACGTTACGACCATAGCTGTCAGCGGTATTAACGCTGATGCCACGTACAGGCTAGATACCTGGATGTGTGTGGAGTACGTTCCAACAACTGACTCAGCTTTCTACTCGGTGGCCAAGACCGTCACCGCTGGATCGGCTGAGACAGCAGCTCTACTGGAGAAACATGCCATATCATCACCAGTGGCATCTTCAGCTAATAAATCGGCATAGCACTATAAACCTGACCCTGACAAAGACATCTCTCATTTCAAAACGTACGAGCAATACAATGAGTGGCGGAAGAAAACAGCCGACACGATAAGCAGGGACCCAAATCCCTGGGTTATTCCTAACAACTATAACCCCTACTTGTATGCTGACGCTTTTGAGATGATGAACACTGATGACAAGATAGCAGCCGAGCGGTACATACTGCAGGGGCACGCTAGACATGGTCCTAGTAAACCAAAATCCCAAGAATTGCTTCTTAACACGTTGGAGTTTGCTGGTGGCAATTTGGATTCTCAACCGAAGTCCAATTTACCGTTATACCTAGAAGACATACCCCATCAGTCAGCAGCGCTACAAAAGAGCACAGGCGTGAGTACATCCGCGGCTGTAGGTAATGCTTTTGGCGGGCTGGGAAACATTCTCGACTGGGATCATAGTCTAGACGCTACTCGTGAGGAATTGAGGAAACTCAAGGCACCAATGCTGGACACACATCACCCAGATCTGGTTGCACCCTGGTACAGGGATCACTACGAGTCTTGGTATCAGTGGGCCCTTGATATGGAGGCTCAACGACTCCTATTAGAGGCAGATGCTAAAGCCAAGGAGAAGGTCAAGACCATCAAGAACTGGTCATCTATATACGGACGGGCACCATCACACAGAGCAACGTAAAGAGTTCGGGACTAAGCCTGCAGCTGGGGAGCTGCAGAAACAGATAGCCCGACGCGGACAAGTCGTGTGGTGTAATGCCAAAAGCCAACGGATAGACGAAAGATATGGATAATTTGTGGGACCATATACACTACGGTTGCGG